TTACTTTACAGCGAAAAACTTAAATAGATGTGGTTCACCTTCGAAGTACGCAGCGTGTGATTTATTGAGTTCATCCTTTGCAGTTGAATAGTTACTCACAAAATTTATAACATTCAACTTGGATTCTTCATCTAAACCTTGAAATAAAGGCCGTCTGGTAACTAATTCATCAGCATTCAACTGTTTGACTTTTTTGGGGAAATCGTCTTTGAAAATACTACGATCCATCATAAAAGAGCCAGTGTAGTTAGTTAAAACTTGAAGAGCCATTGAATAGTTTCTTGCTGATTCGATAAGCTTTTCATATTGGGTTTGCTTACCGCTCACAACACCCCAACCACACGTAGATAGTCTCCTCAATACCTTATCGAATTCAAAAAGCAATTCCTGAAATCTTACACATTCAGCATCGCATACTTTGAATGATTCCATAAAATGAACAAAGTAATCCCTTTTTGAGAATGGTTTTTCAGAAATTAGTTTAACGCCGTGATTCATATTACTGATAGTTACACCGCCAAAAAAGTCGGGCTTCAAATGAGGAAGTATCTCTTCTTTTAGTTGAACAGCGGCTTCATAACCATCTTTAGTTGCAAGTTCATTGACATATTTACGAGCATATACAACACCAGTAATAGCAGCACCAGCCATTACAACGTTGGCAATTGCAATAATCCAGTTCGTTGTTTCATTAACAGCAGTTGATTTATTAACTATCAAGAACATAACGAATATTATCAAAAACGCATACGTTATGTGTTCCAAACGTTTCTTCATTAGCATCCCTCCTAAAAACCTCATTAAACTACTGAAGCATTTGGAAATCAACTACCATCTTTTTTACTTCATGTAGTTAGGTATAAACATCCCCTTAGCTCACGGGATCATGGGATCATGGGATCATGGGATCATGGGATGCAATACTTGTTAGTAAAACACATCTTTAGCTATTTGATAATTGAAATCCATATAGCCATAATTATATATAAAATCAATCAACTTCAAACTAGATTATAATTTTTAGCCTTCACCTTAAGAAAAACTTAAAGTTTTCTTCAAACCAGCCGATAACTATCATTTATTCTTATTTCACAACACATAGAAGAAACATCTTTAATTTCAACTCAAATCAATGGATAATATCATGGAAAAGATAGACCTTCAGAAAGAAACTAATAGAGAAAAAGTACGCAAAGCTATTGAAGCAAAGATAAAAGAAATAAAAGACTACACACCTAAAATTGGTATCTGGGGCTCTACTGGCGTTGGTAAGTCCTCTCTTTGTAATGCATTATTTGGTCGCGACATTGCTAAAGTGAGCCATGTCGCCGCTGGAACTAGAGAAATTCAAGAAATACACTTGAAACCTGAAAATGGTGAAGGTGGCGGTGTAATTATCGTCGATTTCCCAGGAATTGCGGAAACCGTCGCAAGAAACGAAGAGTATTTGAAGTTATACAAAGAGAAAGTAAGCGAATTGGATGTTGTTGTTTGGGTTATAAAATCAGATGAAAGACAATATGCTGACTCACAAAAGGCATACCAAGAAATCCTACTTCCAAACATTAAAAAATGCCCAGTGATATTTGCTATCAGTGCTACTGAAAAAATTGAACCCATGGAAGATGATGATGGGGAAAGATACTGGAGTAAAGCAGAGAACAAACCGACCAGCTTACAACTGCATAGCGTAAGCGAGAAAGTGCTTGAAATTAGTCGTGCCTTTGACATGCCTGCCAAAAATATTATTGCAACATCATCGAAGAAGAATTACAACCTTTCCGAACTTATGGAGTTGATTATAGATGTGATCCCAAACGAAAAAAAGTACGGATTTTACCGAGAAGCAGGAGAAAGCGTAAAAACAGAAACCATGGCGGAAAAAGCAGAAAAAGGCGTGTGGGATTCAGTTAAAGAATGGGTTGGTGATGCCTGGCATTCAGTGAAAGATGTGGTAGTTGAAGCAGCGGCAGCAACACTAATCGCAGTTGGTTCTAAGCTGCTTGGTAAATTTAAGTTTTGGTAACTTCATTGTGATTGGTGTGTCTAAAAATTGGCAAGCTTTTATTCTTAAACTTGCCTGCATTAGGTATTAATTACCACCAACAAGAATAATCAGTACTTTCCACACATCAGCAAGTGGGATTGTGGGAAGTACAACCCCAAACAATGCCAATATTGGAATCACTACATAGTTCCACGCAACGATGAACGTTAGCACATAGCCCAACGCCTGACGCCACGTAAAGCCCTTACGTGTTTCCTCAAGTGTGATCTCATTCTGTTGTTCAGAGTTCTTTGCTTCTAACTCTTCTTTGCTTTCCTGCTTCTTAGTGAAGTACCCCACTGCGGTTTTCACTAAATCTATAATTGCACCTAATCCGAACATTTAACTAATTCCTTTAATTGAATGACGAATAGCTGAACCCATACGCCCTTTATAAATACTTTTCTTTTACGTAAGACCCTGCAAGGCCATTGCTCATCGTATCGTGTCCACGTACTGAATTGTCCCGGTTTTAAATCTGCTGGTTCTGTACCATCCATAAATGCAATGTTCATACACATTCCCGCATTGGGGTTAACTTTATGTTCTCCAGTATGAAACTCTGGGGCCATTTCACTTAAATGATACATATAGCTATTCATTAATGGTTCAACACCTGCAAGTGCCAAGTCTTGATTTTCTTCCTGTGTATAATGTTGTTCTGTCATTATTCTGTCCTTCTTGTAAATTTAAAAGTACCGTTAACATCACTCAAAAGTAACTTTGCCCTGTCTTCAGCATTCTTGAAGAAATCGTAAACAAGTTTTCGTTTCTTCTTTTCCTTAACACCTATTACGCGTTTTGAGTGTTGTTTCTTAGATTTCTTACTGGGATCAATCAGGTATTTCTTACCCTTCTCTTCAACAACAATAAGTTTTTTACTTGATATACCCTTATTTAAAGCACTTATATTTCCCTGTTTAGTTAATCGGGCTGATCCTGTTGGAATGATCTTTTCATATAGTTCATTTGCATCTTCAGGATTAAGTACTGTTCTGAGGTATGCAGCCTGATCACCACGAACAATTATTTGATTGATTCGTTTGTCACCTGACTGAATGTAATTGAAGAACAACGCACGCTTAGTGAATGCCACCGGGCCGCCTTTAATTTCTTCGTTTAGTTGATTTTGCATCTGGCGGGCAAGTTCTCTACATCTCTTAGTAATTTCACTCTGTACGTTAATGATGATTCTACCGCCTTCATCGTTTATCCATCGTCCCGCATCATCCGGGCCGCTTCCCTGTCTCCAAGCCATTATGTTAACCATCCTTGTATTTCTTGTATTACGCCATATAGACGCCTGCGATCCTTCGCATTAGGTAATCTTACTTTGTGCATCAACGCGAGGTTGATACATGATGGATGTAAACCCACTGACATAATCAAAGCAGCCTCAACAAGTAATGTTTCTTTCATACTCGTGAAAGGCCAAAGTATTGTACGGGTGTACTCAATCCCTTCTTCAATCTTCGCGTTAACTATCTTTGAGCTTGAGCTATAGTCCCGCCAGCCGTTTTCAGTACTGGTATCCTTCAGTTTGCTCGTGTCCTTAACACGCTTGTACATCTGCTTTGAACCCAAATACCAGGAACCGTCCTCAAAATGGAAAGCGTACACAAAGCCAACATACCCGCCGCTAATCAATTCTTCTTCAGTAAGTTCATCCGCATACTTCCACGGATTCATAACTTACCCCTTCAATACGTCGTCAAGCATCTTGTTAACGCGATTTGGGGTTTGGCGATACCAGTTTGAATCCTTCACCTCTGCAATAGCGGTAGCATAGATACCAGCACGTAATGCCGTTAGGAACTTCTTAAACTGATTGGTTTTAGTAATTCCAAGTTGGAATACCATTAGCACCATAAAATCATTCCATTGCGAATCAAATGGTAATCCAAGACGCAATTGATCAACTTCAACACGTGCATTTCCAATATCAGCCAATAGCATTGCATCGGCTTGTGCTTCAGTAATACCATCGGGAAATGCTTCATCAGCTTTAACTAAATGACCATATCCAATCGTGTCATAGCCTAAACTGTCTTTGTATACATGAAATTTACTATTCTTATAAGATCCCTTGTACATTTGGTACGCTTTAGTACCTTCATATTCTTTTAATTGTGCAACTATATCCATTATTCAATTCCTTTTAATTAATGGTTGATATACTTTATTTACTACAGACGAAAAAAAAGGCCGAGTTACTGGCCTTTGTTTGTACGTTCTTCAAGTAAGGTTAGAACTTTAATCAAATCCATTTGAATTTGTTCTATCTTATCTGACATTTTTTTGATTTCCGTAACATCTCGTTCGAGCGTTTCAAGTTTAGTTTCTGCAACTGATATTCTGGTTTCAAGTTCACCAAAGCGTTCTTCATTATCCTTATTATCAGCTAATCGATCTCTATAGACTGTCCACAACCAGATAACGATTGGTATCAGTACTGAGCCTAATAGCCATTCCATTGATTGTTCCTTTATAGTTATTATTAAGCACAATAAGTGCTACATGTATTTATTAATAACCAGTAAAGTAGGCTAATGGAATTCGCAATCCTACATTCTGTAATGTTGCCGAATATGCCCTTTGTAACTTAGAAATGTATCTAACCTGAATAGCTGAACCCGTCCAGTAAATGATAACACCTGACAAGCCAGTAACTTCACCATCATCACTAATGTTATTGGGGCAAGCATTCTGTAAAAACCACGGTTGAAAATTGAGGGATTTACTGTATGTATTGTTCTGTAGGTCAAAACCCGCAGGAACGTCGATGAAGTCCAGTATGCGTGGAACACTGGCAGCACTGTTAGCACTCCAGATAAGTGAACCGTCACCATCGAACACATCAAGATAACCACTCGATACACCGTTGTTCTGACTGCTTATCATCATACCGCCAGAGTTGGGCATGAAAGAATCCGCTCCCGGAAAACATGCCTGACCCGCATTCAATCTAACCCAACGTGCAGAAGGGTTAGGATAAAAATTCTGTGGTAGAAAACCAAATGAGTATTCACCTACAAACGGGTTAGTAATCTGGTAATACCCCAGATCAGTTACTGATGTAATGCCCTGATAGGCACTTATCATTGCTGGCTTTTGCGTACCATCTATTGTTAGAACCCCTGCCGAGTTCCATGCCTGAAAACCGCTCATTATGAATATGTCCAAATATCAAAAGTTATTGTTCTTGTTGGTGGCGTTGTGGTCGGAGCATGTGAAATGACATAACCACCGTCATAACAACGAACTATATATGTTTGAAACAGATTCCCCACTTGCGGATAGACGATCCAACCGTTAGCTGTCATACCACTGTAAGCAATGTTCCATTGCCAAGTACCACCAAGTGACAATGTTTGTGAACCAACATAACGCATGTTGTAATCTTGTAAATCTACAATTAAAGTGCCGGAACCATTCCAGCACTGTAAGCCCTGAGCCATAATTAAAATAATCCCATCCTAACGCGTAACACGTTGTTAGCGTCATATACCAATATTTGTGTGTTATTTATTACCAATCGACCATTTCCATTACCATTGATGTAAAATGTACCATTCTTTTTTATTTGCCATCCTTGCGAGTTAGCCACGTAGTTATTACTCTGAATAGTGTTAGCTATCTGAGCAGAACCTATTGCGGCGTCCTGAATCTTCGCGGCATTGATTGAGGCGTTAGCTATCTTCGCGTTGGATACTGCCAAGTCTGCAATTTGTGCCGTGCCTATTGCCGCGTTTTGAATGATTGCCGAGTTCAACCATGTAACACCATTCTGTACTACAAATGGATATACCTTAGTTGTATTACCCGCTGTAGCAGAACTTATAATAGAAAATCGATCAGCGATAATAGTGAATACGGATGTTTGTTCAACACCATCAACTTTGATACCTATACCAGCAACATAACCATTAGAGTTAACAGAAAGGTAATATCCAGTACTACCCACTTCTTCAATGATAGATTCAACAACTTCATTAAATTCGGAACTTGCAAGAATACCATCAACAACATCATTATTAAGTTGGCTAAATGGAATGTCAGTTTGTTGAAGGAATGGAATCATATCGGTATAGATTATTCCATCCATACCAAATACGTCATATTGACCCGCCTTAATGTAATACTGCCCATCAGGTACTGTTACCCATTCGGTGTACCATTTATCAGTTGTGAAATATTGAACACCCGTAGAGAAGTTTTCAGAACTTGATACAAGGAACAAGATCCCCGCGTAATCATCCGGCCTGTTTGCGTCATCCCATGTAAACACGATCTGACCAATGCCCGAACGAGCAACAAAATTCTGTAGCTGCGGTGCCTGTGGGTTATTCACTGATAGCTGTACTTCAGGTGAGTATGTACCACTTGTAGCACCCCATGCGACAACGCCGATCTTAACGTTACGCCCTATCTGATCGGCCTTGTTCATTGCCAATGTATAGATAAATGTATTGTCGGTTGTATAGTACGATTTCTGAGCAACACCACTTGAGTTATATACAATGACTTCATAACGAGTGAAGTATGTTTTAAACGGTTTGCCATTAACGGTTAGGTTTGATTGATCATTCCACTCAAACATAAAATCGCTTGAGTTTGTACTCGTTGGTGAATCTTCAAAGTTCACTAAGTGTAGGTTTACAACACCCGGCAAGGTAAATTCATAATCTGGTGTAACACCATTGATCGTTAACTTACTTGAGATAAAACCAAGGTTATTATATGCCGCGACAGCAAAGTCATACTGCTGATCCTTTTGTAATGAAAACAATTCATAACTTGTAACGTACTGCGATACTTGCCCCGCGAATGTCCATGTTGTTGTACCCGCGATTCTATAATAGGCGTAATAACCTCTAAGATATGGATCAACTGAGGCGTCCCAATCCATTACAACCACGTTACCATTAGCGACAGTACCGCCCACTTTTGTAACCTGTAGGTTAGTTGGGGGGATTACATTAACAACCTGACTAATTGAACCATCAACAGGCCATACACCCGGATCAACGCCCTGATAAATTTCATTGTGATATTCAACTGCGGTAATCTGAACTAATCCTATGCTGTCCTGACTTGTTAGAATGTCTTTGCTGAGAATACGAAATAATTTATTGGTATAACCCACTTCGTTAAATGAAACACTGATAATGTCCCATACTTTCAAATCCCAACCATCCATAGTTGCAAAACTTACTTGCGTTTGTGAATACTTCAATTTGAGCAAGTCAATATTGACCATTGCAGCAACAGCGGTTTTATCATATGACCAAGTATAATCGCGAGAAACAGTAATTACCTGTCCATCTGAAAGTACTACATCATCCTGAGTAATATCTGATGGAATACGAAGTACATCATCGGAATAGCTGTTATTAACATTCTTCCATGTTGCATCAACTATGTTCGCATAATCGGACATTCCTGAAGTTGTTACTTTGAAATCACCATAGATATTAGTCTCATTGAAGGTAGCAACTGAAGTGCCTTGTACATCGACAGTCATATACATCTTACCGGCATGAATATAGAGAATTCCGCCGAATGTCTGAAGAATTAGCTCAATGTTGCTTTTATAAGTCTGGCTATAGTCAATAGCACCATTACTGTAATATTCAAAGTTTTCGCAGTACTGAGCACATGATCGGAAACTATCTAAATCAATGATGTTGGGATCTAATCCCATACCAAACTCTGTATTAGTGATTAGATCATAAATCTGTGAAGGCCCGTTTGACGCATCACGAGTCTGTAAATCAACAAGGTCAATGATCAGACGGCCTTTAGCCTCGCAAGTCAGTACATAATTATCATTGATTAGGATTGAATCCTCTAAACTGTCTTGTGTCTTCTTGATTACTGTGTAGATCTGTACAACATCGTTACCATGGAATGTTGAGTTATTCCAATTAACGCCAGCATATTGACCTGCGAGTACTTTAGGCGATGTATAATTATCCTTACCAAAATATACTTCCAATTGAAGATATGGACGGTACTTAGATAAGATCTTATCACTTGATACTACACCTTCAGTTGTAATTGATTGTGCAAGTACTGGTTCGTCATCAATATAGATTTGGCTGATAACATTTTTGATTTCACCCATAGCTATAGCATGACTTGTGAACAAGTATTGTGATTCACTATTCTGTACATTAAACCAGTTAACGATAGAACCTGTTTTAATATAACAACCACTGTTTAAATTAGGCTTGTCACCACCATATAGAATTGGCATCCCTGAAGTTGGTGCAGTACTTCGGCTAAGTGTTGTTGCCGTATCACTTGTTGCCGCAAGTCCCAATTGTGACATCATACTTGTTGCGACGAATGATGCAGCACCAGCAGCAGCCCCCCAAGCAGCAGCAGCGGCAAGAGAAGCACCACCAGTATAAGCAGCCGCGAAAACCGCAACGGCGGTAATGATAGCCCCAAGAATTCCGTTTCCACCTGAACCCATAATTAATTATCATTTTATTGTGTAAAATACCTTATTCCTAAATTCAGATAGTCGCTTTACTTCGAATTGTTTTGTTGTGTGATTAACTGCCAGTACACAATCATTAAGTACAATGCTTGCGTTAATGTTATCAATCATAATGTCACCTATAACGGGGAATTCAGTAATAGTCCCATGTTTAGATACGAGATCTTCCAGGTCTTCAAAACCCTTGTCTTTAAATATTTGTAAACCGTCTTTAACAGTCGTGTACTTACCATATGCAATAGATGTGTATTCAGTATCACAAAGAATATCGATAGCCCTTACAACTATAATATTGCAATCGTTAGTGCCTAATTCATATGGTTTGCTTAATACTTGCTCCGCATGTGCAAGTAAGTGTTTTAGTCTTTCTCTCTTATTCATTATTATTTATATTTCCATACCTGCCCGCTGTTAACTATTCCCAACAAACTGAAATATGCATCACCTGGATGCTGTGATTGATGCACTGAGTTTGCGGCTACGGTCTTAGTTTGAACGTCTAATTTTTTCCATACACTATTGAGGTTAACTGTAAGTTCATTAGTTAATCCATCAGCACTATTATTACTTACTGATTCGAAATAGTCGATATAACCTGAATACATCAAATCATGTACAAGTACTGAATTGTCAGCAGGACTAAGAATAGTCAGATAGACATTAACCTGTGCTGATTTGAAAGCACCGCCAAGAGCAAGTACTCGAAATGAACTTTTAACATTACTGATTTTAAAGTTGATTGAATCGTTACTTATATCTTTCTGTTCACTGAATGTAGGAAAGCTATCATTAATGAAATCGGGGAAAGCAGTATAGTTAATCCCATTAGCGACTATATCAATGTATCCGTCAGTTAAATGAATAGCATTCACACCTGTTCCCTGTACTGGGTATACATCAACACACTTAACGTGAACACCCATAGACATTAATTGAGCAAGATTAAGTATTGTTAAGACCGTTCCATGAGTCATATTGTAATAACTCAATAGTGCGGCATTTGTGAAAATCGCACTATTCATTATGTAAAGTCCTCAGTTGCTTTGAGGGTAATACTCATTACGTTTTGAACATTGAGCTTTAGATCATTGTCCACGTCGAGTGTAAATGAACCCTGAACATTGTTATATGTAACGGTTTCATTTATTGCCACTGAAGCAAGTAATGCCGGGAATACTGTCAGTACATTACCCACGTGACCTATAATGCGGTAAATCTTCTTGTGGTTTTGAAACTGAATGAGAGTACCTACCTCAAGTGTATTGCCGTTACATGTGATAGCACTTACACCTTTAGCAGCAGCGACTGTTGCACGCACTGCTGTTGTTTGTGAACCGTAATATGTACTCAAGTGTCCCAAGTCCATAGAAAAGGCTGCCCCTTGTCCATAGGTGGCGATGAAGTTTTGATATTCCTGTATGTTCTTCTTATTGAAGTTCAATGTGAATTGAATTGAGTAATACTGAATGCCAGTACTTCTCTGTATTTGGGAACCTGTCCAACTACGATTGCTGTAGCGAGGTTCAATTGATGACAATGTATAGTCGCCTATCTTGATGTTTTTAGAAAAAAGTGGCATTGTTTACTTCCCTATTAATAACCATATCTTATTTATCATGCTCGATATAATTGAAAAATGTTGGCCTTACCTTACTTCCATTGCGTTCCCTCTTTTCTTGATAATCCTTGCAATCAGAATGAGATTATTAAGAGGCTCATCGATGATCATAATGAACAAGTTGTGGTCAACTTTTATTGGTGAGAAGGCATATTACAACAAGCAAATTGAAGAATTCTCAAATGAACGTCATGACATTGAGAAGTTCAATGCTACGAACAACTTCAACTTTAAAAAAATTGAAGAGATAACAAGCTTTCTAACTTGGATAAAAGATAATAATCTTAATATTGATTTATTCAGTAACTTAGGCGGCTATTTTAACCACACTGATTTCTCACTTAAAAAAGTATCCAAATCCGATTTTTTCTGGATGTGGTTACTGTTTATTTTCTCAATAAGCACACTAATCGCCTTCATAACTTTATATTTTAAAATGAAAATTGATTACTCAAATTTACTTCATATGGCTCAATCATTTAATATTCATGCATATATCTTGCTCATGAGCATTTCAAGTTACTTATCTTTTCAGATGATTCGATTGTTTAGAAAAGTCAATAAAAACAGGGTTGTTGTTGATGAATTTATAAATAAAAAACCCTCGTGAGAGGGGTTTATGAGTTTCTTTTTTGTGCTGAACGTACAGATTGTAATACGCTGTTAGAGTTCTTCTTCAATAGCTCGTTCATCTGTGCATCACTCATATTTGTACTTCCCTGAATAATAAGAGGTGCGTTTACAGTTACTGGATTACTATCTGATCCGCCGTTAGCATTAGCATTAGATAGGTACTGAGTTAAATCACGGTTATTGCTCTTAGATAGAACACGTTCACCCGCCTGAAGAATCCAAGTACTTTCATCCTTGCCGCCCATTGTCGGTACTGAATCAATACCACTGTGAGCCTGTCCACTTGCAGCACCTTTAGCCGTGGTAATAATGCTTGCACCCATAGAAAGGATACTTGCATAGTTGGCAAGGTTAGCCGGGAATGGCGTAGCAAGTGCAGTTGCTAAAGCTTCCTGAATCTTCATCACTGTGTTCGCAATGGTTATGCCTTTCTGTACTGCGAATGCTGCTTGTGCGGCCTTAGAACCTTCACCAAAAGCACCCGCCATCGTTGTACCGATACTGCCAGCACTATTAGCGAGTAAGTCCATTTGGGCTTGTGTATTCTGAGCCTCTATTGCCATTGCCTTTGTATTGTACTTCTGAGTAATAGCATTCTTACGCTTCAAATAATCTTCATGGCTCGTACCTAATTTTTCATTCAATTGAGCATTTAGGGTTAATTCAAGTTGCATTTCGTCCTGAAGGTCTTTTTGTTTCTGAGCAAGTATATTTGAATTATCAAATGGGTTACTTTCATCACTACCAAAATTGTTTAAACCTACACGCTGGTTTTGTTGTTCAAGTAAGTAATTTGCCTGATCGTTAGACATATTATTACCAATTCCGGCAATATTATCTGATAGTGTTTTCAGATTCTTATTAGGATCTGAATATCCAATCATATCATCGATCATTTCCTTGAACTTCTTAGTACGGCTATCGTATGCCTGAGTAAGCATAGAGTTTGTATCTTGTTCAGATTTACCAAGTGTCTTAGCTGATTCTTTGATTTTAGTTACTATCTCGTCCTGCTGGCGTTGGAACGTCTTAACGCGAACATCACCATCGGATAAACCAATCTGTGATAGCGTCTGTTGTAGGTTTTTTTCTGCCTGTACTTTCTTTGCGGCAAGTGCCTTAGCGGCTGCTTCTGCCTTCGTAGCGGCTGCGGCTGCTTTGGCTGATTCCCCTTCCTGATTTACCCATCCGCCCTTTGGTGCGGGTTTAGGTTGTTCCAGTACTGGTTTATCGTCTTTATGCTTTGCGTTCCATTCTTTAGTACCCACAATGCCAGCAGGATCTACCCCATCAACATCACGTAAGAATTTAGCAATAGCATTATCACCACCATAATAGAAGTTACGGAACATTTGCATGAAATCGGTCTTAGACCAATCTTTATTCATCAAATCGAATAGTGTTTGTATATCATCAAGAGTAGGCCCTAATGCTTCGGCCTTGAATAACTGAAAGGAGCTGCCTAACTGAGTAATCTTTTTATCAAAATCTTGATATTTTTCCGCTGTCTCATTTGTAAGTATGATGTGTTGTGATTGAATAGCATTTAATGCATCTTGCTCTGTACTATAGTCTTTTAGAGTACTGACCAAATGACTTGAATCACTCGCTAACGTTTCCATAACGTTAGTTATTTCTGCATTAGTTTTCCCTGCTTTTTGCATTTCATAGAATGTATGGATTACGGCCTGTATACCACCATCCATTTGATTAAGATATTTGTTGTACTGTTGAATATCTAAACCATATTCTTTCAAGTCATCAGAAACACCACCACCGGCACGGAATGCATCACCAAGTTTATCGAGTGTATCCTGATTTATTGTCCCGAATGATTCTACAGTTAATCCAGTGCTGGCAAATTGCTTTTCTAATCGTTGTAATTGTTCAACGGTAACGCCTGTAGTTTTTGCAACTTCATTGTATGTCTTAACATAGTCTGAACTTGAGCTAACAAGACTGTATATTCCGCCAGCAGCCAAACCAAGAGCACCAGCAACGCCCACAATACCAGTATTGAAACCACCGAACCTTTCAGTAAGGTCTGTAAACTGTTTTGTGAATCCCCCAAACATATCATCCGATTCAGCACCGAATGAATGGATCGAGTTAGCAGCCTGAGCTAATGTACGGCGTAAACCAGTTACATCACCATCAATTTCAAAAATCATCTGTTGTTTATTTTTTGCCATTTTTATTTTTATCCTTTAATGCTTCTGCCTTAATCATTTCAGCCACTGCATTAAAGTTACTTACTTCGCGTTCTTGTTTCGCAAGTTCTTCATCTTTAGCAATCTGCTTAGTTGTCTTATTGGCAAGCAATCCGAACATATCCCAATCGCTTACCTTTGCAGACTTCATACCTGATTCAGTTAAATTACCTGAAGACATTAATATCAAATGACATAAGTTTGCATAACGAATCTGATCGATTCTTTCCCCGTTTGGTTCAATAACCGCATCGTACAGGAATAAAGCATTGAATAGTTCTGGATCAAGCTGGTCGAGTTCATCCGGTGAAAGTCCCCTTTTATGTATCATCTTTAGACAGAAGTTAATACGGGGATCACCGGTTCTTATTTTTTTTCGATTTCATCCTGTGTGGAATCATCGCCCCATAACAACATAGATTTTTCAAATAGTTCATTTGCAACAACTGAATCAATTTCAGTATTGATATTGATCTTTCCAGATTCATCACCATCGGCAAATACATGATAGCCAGTTTCATCACAGATACAGTGAATCAGAGTACCTTTTGGTGTAGTACACTTTTCGAGATCAGATAAAGTTGGGCGATGTGTGTATAATTCAATTCCATTTGATAGAGTGATTTTGGATAAAGCAGGCTTCAATGCTGCCTTCAATTGTTCTATGTTCATATTATTTCCTTTTTATTATGAATATGGGGATATCATGATCCCCATTAATTTAATTCCATTTAGATTATGGGGTTACGTCGATAAGTCCTGAAGATACAGGGCCACCAGTAACAGCAAATGTGAATTCACGTGTTACAACCGCATCTTTGTCACCAGCAAGGGTATCAGCAGATACAAAACCGTTGTATACAACATAGAAACCTTCAGTACGGGTATTGTCCTGGAAATATTCTAATTTAAGCTGAATAGCTGTTTGATTTTCGTTCGCCTGAACTAATTGTTGGTGTACAGCATCGTCTGCCAAATAGTTAACAGTTAGAGAAATGTCGCTTACGGACTTAGTACCCAAAAGTTTGTCGTTAAAGACAGAATTGAATACAACCACATCAATCACGGTAGAAGAACCGCCTGAAGTGGTGAATGATGCCAGTTGGGGTACTTCAGTGAAAGTTGCTGATTCAGTACTTCCAGCAGTACCAACAGATGCACGAATGTTAGCACCTGATTGAATATGAAATGCCATTAGGTAATATCCTTATAAGGTTAGCACCGAATCCTTTCGGTACTTTCTTGTTTATTTATTCATTTGGCTTTACAGGCCATGTTATATTAGGTGCAGTGCTTAAATCTAATGCGGTTAGTGCATCTGCATAATCTAACCATGCATTAAGCACTGCTTTTTCTTCGTCAGTAAGTGTACGACCAAGATTTAGTTTCATGTTTAGTGAATAAGTTGCCGCTTGCATTTCAGCAAGTAAAGCATCGCGTTTCTGAGTTGCTATCAGTACATAATCTGGAGCTGGGATAAACTCTAAACGAGGCCCATTGTCATCAAAAACCATATACATGCCTTCAGGGGGATTGAATAGATTGTTATAATCATTTTCATCAATTTCCACTAAATCAGCCATAGTCAGGCCGTTATCAGCAATTACCTGTTGCATGTCATCCCGAAAGAAACCTTTCGGGTTTAAGCTATAATAATATTTCATTATCTATCCTTAGATATTTACAAGTCCGGTTGCAATCCAGTTAATTCGGTATGCACCAGTGACCCAAATAACTGAACCGCCACCGGTAATACGGCGATTACGAATGTTTGAACCAGTTGTTGTTAGTGACCAACTATCGAGGCTATCAACATAGCCATCACCAGGTACGTTTGCATCACCGTTAGAACATACGAATGTATTTACACTTGTAAAACCAGTTGGGAAAGTTAATGTTGCTTCACCGCTTGAGTTGAAAGAAATAACACTCGTTCCAGATTGGATTAACACAGCCTGAGTTGTACTGATTGGAATTCGTAATGAACTTATGTTACCCGTCACACCAGTATTGATTAATGTCTGTCTTGCGTTAGCAGTTGAACTAAATGCAATCTGTCCTGAACTTGTAATTGCATTACCGTTCATAACAATTCCACCGCCACCAGTGGTGAATGCTAAACCATTCCCCATAGTTACAGTACCGGAAGATTGATTAATAGAAATTGGTCTCAATGCGTTGTATGAACCAGTGGGGGTATCTGAAAACATGAAATACCAGTTTGTACTATCCATTCGCTGGAAAGCACTTGTAGTTGAATTAGCTATACGATAGGTATTTGTACCAGAAGAACTGACTTCACCACTGGAACTAACTGTCATTTCACCAGTACCGCCATCAATAGATAATGATGCGTACTTGTCAGTACCGATAATGTACTTAGAACGTAAACGAGCAACGTTTGTTTCAGCACCCGCAACACGATATGCCGAACGAATATCACCACCATAAACTATAGTTCCTGTTGCTGGTAACGCTGTATCTGCGGTAATTACGTTGAAATTTGTATTAGAAGCACTGAAAAGACCATTTACACGTATTAACCAGATACCAGCAGCATAGTTTGGGCTAACTTCGGCAGCACCAGTTACATAGACAGAACTGATGCGACTTGCATCAAAACTTAATGCATGTGAAGACGCACCACCTGTGTTTGCTTGCATGGTCGCATTTGCAACGTTACCAGTTCTAAATGCACCTGTAGCAGACGATGCTTGACCAAAGTCTGTATTACCATCTACCGAACCTACAATATTTGGTGCTTTACTTATTCCTACGGAGCCTACTCCAGAAGAAATACCACCATCACCACGTAGGAATAAGGCGTTAACAGAACCTGATTGAATACCGTTCAAGTCTGGCATACGGAAAGTTGTTGAACCATCGCCAGTTGAGTACATCCCACGGTTTGATACTGTCTGCCATGCTGATTCACTTACTGACTTCAAAACACCACTTGAGATTGCAGCCCATAAATCAGGGTAAGTAGCACGGCTAAGTAACTGTCCATCTGCCGCCAAGTGACCACCAGGCATTGCCGCACGTGTTCCAAGGAACCATTCGACCGCACCAAGGAAGTTATTCATTACACCGTTAATGGTGGCAGTACCAGTACCCGTTGCCGCCTGTAGTTGACGTAATGTGACTGCATCATAGGCACTAACTGCATCAGCACCCAACGATAGAGTACCGGACAAGCCTGTTATCGATTGAACTACAATAGCTGGTACGGTTAGTTTGGTTTTGAATGCCGCGTTCGTGCCATCCATTGAAAGCCATAAACCAGTACTGCTTTGTGTTCCATTTACAATAAAGTTAGTACCTGAACCTGTACCGAAATAGACAGAACCAGCGGTTGTCTGAACACCATAATAGCTATCATTTGCTGAATCAGTCCTATTAGCATTAAAACTTAAAGTACCGGAACCTGAACGGCTGATAGCACCTGAAGTTGTCAAAGTACTGTTAACCTTTACCGCACCAGTTACCGTAGCAAGTGCTTCATCACCATCAAGTACGATCATGGATGAATTAGTACCCGCAACGTTTGATGCCGCAAGTGTCGTTCTACCGCCGCCGGATGTATCGTAGTCGAAACCTAATGAGCCTAAAGCCCTACCGTATGGACTACCATCGGTTGTTGTAAGATCTGCCTGAATATATCCAACCTGAGTAATTGCGGTTGGTAATGTTCCATCTACCTGATCAAGACGATTCATGATCGTATATGGGGCAAAGGCATCACTACGGCTCATCGTCTGGCGATAGGTAGTGTTAATTTCACGTCCCGTAATGGTTCCAGAATATGTTGCTGCCGTACCGTTTAATGTACCTGTCATTGTGTCGCCAGCTTTTGCGACCGCACCAAGATTTGTTAACGCATCCTGAGCAGTACTCGCACCTGTACCACCATTAGCAATGCTTAGATCTGTTGTAAGGTTTAGGCTCGAAGCAGTTAATGCACCACTGAAATTACCAGTTGTAGCGGTTAAAGCACCTGTTGATACAGTACCGCTGAATGTGGCAGATGAAGCGGTTAAAGCACCGCTGAATGTAGCTGTTGTACCATTCAATTCACCAGTAAGCGTACCGCCGCTTAAAGGTAACGCTGATACATCACTTGCACTAAGAGTAATGTTTGAACTTAATGCCTTGCCGTTAACAGTACGTGCCATAGGCACATATAACGCATCGTTATCACTTTTAAGTGGAATTTGAGTCCATGCACTATCACTATTGCGAGCATATAGATTTAAATGCCCTTCTGTGGTTGCAACAATGTTTGCGTACTTATCACCGCCATTATCAATAAAGGCAATGCCGCCCATATCAACACCAACGGTATTGTCAGTACGTAAAGCAGGAACCTTGATAAAACTGTTACCAGATGGAATTTCAGATTCCACGTGTGGGATTAGTTCACCATCAGCACCAACGCCATAATCACCAACACGTAAGTTAGCAGGATCTGTAGCTGTGCCACGGGAAACAATGGATGTTGGAACAAATGTATATGTACGATCATAAACTTGATTCTGATCGCCGCTGTCCTGGTATCCAGAAACATGACCATTTAGTACAATATAATGTTGTTCTAATGAAGTGTTAGATTCATATAGTGCGATTTTAATTTGAAATGCTGTACTGCTGGTAAAAGCATTGTTTAGATAGACGTGAGAGTCATTATCTGCGATATAGTGTACAACGATTGATACTGAATCAATTGTCATATTGCCAGAAAGCACCTGTACCCATTCGTCATTATAAGTTTCAAGTATTGTATTACTTGAATTGATTTTTACTTGTGGAAATGCACCTAACTGATCAATGTTCTTATAGTCAACGCTATTTGGTTGTACATTTGAACTATCAGTATTATAAAAGATGTATGTATTTCCACCGTGGAAAATTGACGACATTATATTACCTCGATATGTAATTTAACTGAATTGTTAACATCATGGTATTTATGCCGCTGGTTGTATCTGTGTCATCTGCGATGGAAATGATCGTTACAGTACTGACTGCTATATCTTGCTGTGTTACAAAACCTTTGCTGAAATCATCAGTACGTACATAGTCATAAATCTGTGTCATAACGTCCTGTACTGTTGTTTCATCCTTCGATGTACAAACAATATCAAGTGTTAATGAACTGTATGTACTGTTACCCATTGCGATGTTTTCATTTTGTTCTAATAGATTAGTGATTACTAAAATGTAATCTGCCGCATCTTGATTGATAGTGGTTGCATTTCTTACCTGAAAACCCAACGAAAAAAGGGAATCATGTACATGATTCTTGATTTTAATAAGATTCATTACTCTGATTCCCGAAAATAGACATTGATCGCCCCTGATAGGTCATCAATGATGTTATAGACTTCCTGAAGTTTTCCCAAATACGTGAATGTACTGGAATAATCCATTTGGCCTTTTTTTGTTGTTAGATAGGTTTCCTGTGTCTCAATGAATCCTTCAGCCGTATCAATTGCAACAGTCTGGGATTCAAAGATCACATTAAAAGCAGTTGAACCACCCACTAATGTAAGTGGTTCACCAAAGGTATCAATCAGGACGTTTAATAGTGAATTATCAAACGCCCTCATGATTATGCACCTGGTTTTAGAATCTGGAATGATTCAGGACGTGCAACTTGTGAATCCATAGTTGCCCAAACGCGAAGGTATAGACCACCACGATTACGGGAAGTGGTTAGATCGCGATCAAGTTCAACATCAGAACCCCATTGAGCGATTACGATTTGAGCGAAATCACCAACGATAATCTGACCATCAGCAACAAGAGTTGATTCGATTACAGGGATTTCACCAGCTAATAGTTGGTTATCACCAGTACCTTCAATTAGGAACTTAGCGGATGTGTTACCTGCGATAACTTGTTTGCGAGCAGCAGCACGCATATTAGGATGCATAACAGCAACAAGGCTTGAACCAGGTACATTACGTGATCCCAATGCTGCAACAGCATCAACAACATCTTCGTATTCAATTTCAGCGGTGGCAGTGGTTACATTACCAGCAGTGGTTACAGCATCAACAACTTTACCCAATACAACTTTTTCAAGTTGAGTTGCAGCACCTTTGATCATTGCATCAGTGGTGTAACGTTCAGCAGCAGCCGCACTTTTCATCATGATACGGGTTAGGTATACAGAACCAGTAAAATCTTTAGGTTCCAAAGTTACTTTACCATATGCAGGGGTTGCTTCTGGTGAAGTACCATCTTCAGCTACGAAACCGAATGAATCAGTGAAATCACTGTTTAGTGCTGGCAAACTTAATTTACCGTCACCTTCCAAACCTGAAATTACGGTAATAGGGAATTTTGCGAGTACTGAATTAGCACGAAGAATATCGATGTATGAATCATACGCAATAGTTTCTTGAATTAGGCTTGCACCTGTAGTGGTATTCACAGCACGTAGAGCAGTAACAGGAACGTTAAGGCCGCGTGAACCCATTTCAAAACCTTCAACTTCGGCGTCTAAGTTCGCCATTGCACGAAGGGAATTTTTTAGTGAAAAGTTATTTTCCATAATATTAATATCATCCTTGATAGGTTGTTTTAGTTGACGTTTGAAATCATCTACGCTAATTCCTTTAGCAATAGCTTCAGTGACGTCTAATTTTAATACGCGAGCCATACCGTTTAGTTCGGCAATGCGTTGTTCTTCTTCTTTATTTATCAATTCTGAAACTTCAGATTGATCTTCTTCAGTGACTTCTTCATCAATCACTTCTTTGACTTCTTCAATTACTTCTTCAGTGAATTCTTTCACTTCTTCAACAATTGTTTTGTCTTCTTCATCTGATGTTTCAACTTCAGATTGTTCTTCTGGAACTTCATCAGTTACAGTTTCTTGTACTTCTTCAGTACTGGTATTATTTGTTTCATCTGAAAGGTTGCGTTCCTTCGCTTCCATTACTGCTTTTAGAACATCTAAATTGTGTTCTTTATCATCAGCAATTCGTACACGTAACTTTCCTTCGTTGTCGTATACTTCAATTCCACTTTCAGTAATAACTAACTTACCGTTAATACCAGTTGATTCATCATTGATTGTCCAACCACGACCAACACCAACGAAATCATCAGCAGGTACAGAAACCATACTGATTTCATAAGGTGCCCAATTAGTAACAATTAGGTTGTCGCCATCGATTTGATAATCATTGATTTCATAACCAACTGAAACTTTAGATAGTGTTCCTTCCTGAACCATACGGTATTTGTCATCACCCATACCAACAGATGAGAAACGTACTAATGCACGTCCTACTTTGTCACTGTCAATATTGGCATCTTCAACAATACCAATGTGCTGATTAAAATCATGGTTGAATAGTAGAGCCGCACCATTTAGTAAGCGGGATAGATCAACTGCTTCAGGTGTATGAAGTAGGATTTCATTATAATCGCGACCATTGATACAACGAATAACAGGGGTTTCACTTGAGAATGCAATAAGCACTTCACGACTTTCATTACTCGTCGGTACTTCCTGTACCTTCATTTCCCTCTTCTGGGTTTTCTTCAAATCCATTTGAATTTTCTTCCTCAATTTGTTTAAACACTACATCCGGTGAATACCCCATTTCGTGAATAATTTGTTGTTTAGATTTTAATCCTGCATCAAGTAACATGATTTCATACTGAGCATCCTTCACAGGATCAATGCTAATAGTTTTAACCGGGATATAATGGGCAATGACAAGATCATCAAAGTCACTAAAGCGGCCTAACTTACTATTATTTAGTAATTCATTTGATAACCAGTTTGCATATACTTTCTTTAGTACACGGCTGATTAGTGCATTACTGCGGGTTTTAAACGTGGTTTGTTGTAGGCGGTCTGCCAACTTTGCAGCACTAAATGAAGCATTAGATGTATCACCCATTAGATTCATCTTAGTGATACCCAATGCCATTGATACCTGATTCATTAGGTTATTAACGAAATCATTAATGCCATCAACACCAGCATTTGGATTTACTGCCTTAATATCCTGACCTGCATTTAGTTCATAAATTGAACCTGCTTCTAAATATTCAACATTTAGACGGGTTTCATCACCTTCTTCAAGTTCATAATCACTTGTCTGACTATTGGTAATGAAAGCGGTTGTTGATGCTGCCACCTTTTTACTGATAAGAGTTGCCTGAATGTATTCCTGTAATTCATGAATAACCTTCTGACCTGCAAACAGATCTGGTATCCCGCGTTCCTGATTTGAATATTCTGGAATGAAGTAATGAATGATTTCACTTGCACCAACACGCTCAAATGAACCAGTGTCAATCTGATATGTAATAGGATTATAGTTATGAATGTAATAGGCGATTGGCTTACGTGTATTAGCATCGAATTCAATACTGTTACTGTAATAACCTGTCTTTGTAAGTCCAAAGCGAGTATTAACTAATCTGGCTGCGTCTATAATTTCTAATTGAGTACCGCGAATACGTATGAAACATTCACCATCACGTGCCCTTGTCTTTTCAACTACCTGTTGGAACAAATCAAATGATAGTTGTCCGTCATAGCTTAATTGTTCAGGATCATCAGCATAGCGATAGAACAACTTTTCAATTAGTGTGTTATGTACTGAATTGTCAGTACCAGCAATGCCAATTTCAATGTTTGGTTTAATCGTAATTCCATCTGCACCAACAACACCATCTGCACACTTCTGGATGTAGTTCTTTGCGATAGGATTGTTTAGTGATAACTCACGTGATTTGTTACGTATATGCGTTAGAGTAAACTTCAGCACTGAATTAATATCTGTACTTGCTACGCCTGCAACGCCAAAGTCTATAACTGGTTTACTTCCGTTAGTGATTGAGCGTTTTAATTCATTAGTACCGATCTGTTTTGCTTCCTGGTGGCGTTTATGTTTTGGTACGTTTTCCGGTTGTACGTCCGTTTTCTTCCTTGAAAACCACATATAATTTCCCCCTGAATACTGTTACTGATTTGAAAATTCCTGATTTTCCACGAATTCTGTTAACCTTTTTGATATACATCGCACGTAATGACAGTAATGAATCCAATGATGAATTAATAATTGTCTTGTTATTGATAGTAATTTGGCTAACTGCATTCTTCGCACGGTCTTCAAGTACCTGATCGATTTCCTTAATCATGGTTAAAGCATCATTAAGTTCATCCATTGAGGTAAGAGGATCGACAATTTCAATAGCAGAAATAGAAATAGTACCGTTGATAGTGGTAACAACGGCATAATTACCAGCAACGAATGTTGCGGTATCAACAGTTACTTCAATACTGTTAGCTGAATCGTTTTCAACTTCATATACAGTTGTTGTCTTATCACCGATGATTATTTTTGTATAGGGGGATAGTGGTAATGTGAATTTTTCACCTATGTAAATTAAATCTTTCATGTTATCCCTTAGTTAAACCAGTTATTACGCTTCCTCTGTGGTTGAATACGTTGTGGGCGTGATTGTTTTGGTTGTTCTTCCGTGTATTTATCATTTTGTACTTGTACTGGTTCAGAACTTGATTGTTCTTTCTGCTTTGATACGAAGATACGTAATTTCGCATATGGATTACTGCCAAGTTTACTTAGAAAAAACTCTTTAGCTATTAGGGCATAGTTCAAACAGTCCAGTGTTTCATTACGCTTATAGCCCTTTTTCAGTACCCAATAGAGGTTATCACCCTTACGTTTAAGTTCTTCACTGGTCAATTGTTCAAAATAGTCATCAGGAAGATCATTAGTGAAGTGTAATTGTGTGGGCATTTCTTCCCACTCTTCACTCACTGCCCCATTAATAAGACGCCGTATAGTGTTCTTACCTTCATTGACGTTAAGCATTAACAGATCCTGTTGACCTGAAACGCGAGTTGATTTGAATAGATCACTTGATGCGGATGAACTTCCTTTAATGGCGAATACGTTCTTTCGGTTGCTGGCATAGCGATAAACCGTGCTTGATGCGTTACCGTTTGAACTATCAATGAACGAACCGAGAACTTTTACCGGACGTCCTGAGACAGTACGCAATTGTGCATTAATGAACGTATCAAGTTCTGTGTATGCCTTTGCACCCGGTTTAGTACAATCGGGGGCGAAGAATGATCTATGGTCAAGTACGTGTACTTTCTTTTCACTAAATCCGATTGTGGTTACTTCAAGGCGGTCTAATTGCTGGTCAATGCCATGTGTCACGGCAAGAACATCATCGGGGATTGAACGGATGTTGAATGTACTGTTACGTAAGTTCTCAAGTACAACTAAATCAATGTCCGAATTCATTTCATCATCCCAAGGTAAACCAAGGGCGTTGTTAAAAAATGACATTAGATCGAATTCGAAATGTGCCTGTGCGAATTCAGAAACAAGTTTCTTAATCGTTGTAATCGGACTATAGAGACGACTGATCTGGAACCCGGCAACATCTTTTACTTCTGGATTTGTGGCAATCCATTTGCCCTGTTTAACCATACGTATTCGTTGTGCTTCACTGATTTCCTTGTCGCACTTCGGACAATGTAAGGTTGCTGTTTCCTCATCTGGTATTGCACGGCGACCGCCATTGATCTGACGCCATTTGAACCGGACATTTTCCCATTCAAGAGTATGTTCGTACTGGCAGTGTGGGCATGGAACATAGAAACGGCGTTGATCACTGAGCTGGTACTCGTTGCATATAAGGTCATCTTTCAATTTTGGCGTTGACGCCACCATAACAAGGCCATCAGTGAAAGTACTGGCACGTTGTTCAGCAAGTCTTAGGGGGTTGCCCTCTTCACCATCTGCTTCAACGTTTGATACTTCATCGAGGAATAGTCTCTTGTTTGTCTTCCCACGAAGAGTTGAAGCTGCATTAAGGTTTAGCCAGTACAGGAATGTTCCATCAATCATCTGTGTCTGATCTGCGTTGTTTGCAAAGTTCTTATTGTTCTTATCAGTGACTATCTCCGAAAGAATATCTGAACGAGAAATTACATTATCAAACTTCCCTGTTTTCATTAGCTTTACTTCTTTTCCAGTACTGGAAGCAAATGCCATATTGGAATTATCATTAGCCATAAAGTACATTGCAGCGTTTAACATTACTGTTGTTTTTAATAATTGTGCTGAAGATTGAAGTACGACTTTACGTATTTTCTGATTAGTGATTATATCGAGTGGTTCTTTTTGGAATTCAAATAGACTTAATCTCTGTCCACCCATTGGGCCATCTGGAAATGTGAGATTTTCTTCGCACCATTCACTTGGTTTCATCCTCTTCGGTGGAAGTATCTTCTTCACTGCCCGATTCAGGATCTTCGTTAACTTGTCCTTGTTCATTTTCTTCCTCTGGCATCTCGTATTCCTGAGAGCCAATTTCATTCAGTACTTCGTCTATGAAGCCTGCTAGTCTCGTTTTTAGTTGTAGTGCATCCTCTGATTCATAGAGTTCTAAGTAATGCTTCTGTGGGATTGTGCGGAGGTAATTCTTCATTTGACTGAAGAACTCTGATAGAGAAGATTCAAGATATGCGGTATCAACTACCAGCGATAATTGCTTTTCTAGTTCTAACTCTGCCTGACTTGCTTCTGCTGCCATACGGCGTAGTCGTTCACGTTGAATCTGTTCGTTGAGATCTGTATCTCTTAGGGGCTTCAGAATGTTTTGTACGATCCACGCCCTAATTTCTTGCTCTGAAAGAGTCATATCTAGGCCTTTTGGAATCCAAATTTGTCTTATGGTGGATTCATCATAGCCATACTGCTTTGCCAATTGATTAATGCTTATCATTATAATAAAATTCCTTTTTTATTATTTATGGTAGCTAAAATGGACTTTAGATCAGATTTCAATTTATTGAATAGCTCTATAAAAAGCTTTCTAGATTTAGACAACACCCGTGACAAGTTAAACTTGGTCTTATCAAGAAAAACCAAAGACTGGGAAAAATGGCTTCAACTTGAACTTGAATATCACTTTGAAAACTTATGTAATTGCGAAGCTAAAAGAGAAGTAAGAGCAATATCAGATCAAAGATATCTTCTAGGGAAGTACAATATCTTTGTTGATTTATTGATAAGAAAAAGAAGCTCTAGAGATGATCACTACATTTATGTTGAGCTTAAATGTTATGACACCGCACTAAACCTTTATTATAAGATGGAAAGTGACGCAACTAAACTTAGCTCTATCAAACAATCTTACATAAAGAAATCAGATTCAAAAATGCGTTCTTTTTGGTGTGTTGGATTCTTTTTAGATACAGATATTTCTTCAGTAAGAGATGTAAAGGGAATTCTAAAAAAATATTACTCTGATTACCCTAACATTTGCAAAAAGGTTAATCTTTGTAACTGCTATCCAGCAAGTTCATCGTGCGACTGTGATAAGATTGGCTATATTATCTTCTAGTTCGGTTCGGGGTAATATTTAAACCCGATATATATGACAAAGACCGGACTGCGAAAACTCCCGATGTGTGGGCAAGAACGAAGAACCTAAAATAATAACATAGGAAATCATAAGCAATGCAATTAATAAATTTTATTATATGAAATTGGAATCGTCTGATATTTTAAGGGTTCTATTTATGCATTAGCAAAGGAGTTGTGATGAAACTTAGACAGATTGAGATCACGAATTTTCGTGGCATAGGTTATGCTAAAATCGATTTAGAAAACTTTAACACCCTTATAGGTTCCAATAACATTGGTAAATCAACGATTCTTAAAGCTATTCAATTGCTTCTGAATACTTCCAACCCTACCTCTGAAGATTGGCCTTTTCGTAAGGCAAGCGAAAGTACATTAATTATTTCCGGCACTTTTTCTGATATTACTCCTGAAGAATTAACTAAGCCCTCAATAGCTAAATTGGTGCATGAAAACACTCTCCAACTTAGGGTTAAGGCTTCTTGGAACAACGAACTCAATTGCATTGACAAAGCAAAGTATGAAGCTTATACCAGAGTAATTGAAATTGATGGGCTGACTAATAAAATAACTGAAGCTCGTAAAATACCCATTATCAAATCCATAATTGAAGAGAATGGTTTCAATACTTCGGAGTTATTCAAGGAAAATCTTGATTTAATAAAAGAAATTGCCCTTGAGAAGCATCCAGACGTTGTATCAGTTAGTCATAAATGGTCTTCTGAAAGTATTAGTATTAGCAATCACCTTCAACAAGCCATCCCTCATGTTTTGTACATCCCTGCATGTTTCAAAATTGAAGATGATTTGAAGTCTCAAAAGGGCACTCCCTTTGGCTTCCTATTTACGAATCTTATTTTTCCCGTTTTACAACAAGACAAGTCTTTTACATCATATACTGACTCAGCTAAACATTTGCAAATGAAAATGCGAGGTGAAATTCCAGGTGAGTTGATAGAAGGTATTGATGCTTTAATGAGTGGAATTTCTACTTCTCTCAATCAAATAATGGATTTCAAATCAAAAGTTAAGTTATCCGTTGGTGATATTGAAATTGATCAAGTTTTCATGAAAGCTGCAACATTACTAATTGAAGACAAACTTGAAACTCAGCTTGATTATCAGGGTAGTGGTGTTCAGCGAGCATTGGCATATGCCTTGCTTGAAGCAAATGCTTTGTTTACTGCTTCTGCCAGCAATAGAACAACCGTCATATTATATGAGGAACCTGAATTATATATTCATCCTCACTTAATGCGTATTCTTAGAAACTGTTTAAGAGAGAAATCAAAACTCGATAATTGGCAAGTTATCGCAAGCACTCACTCCCCCTTCCTGATTGACATTGCTGAGAACCCAACCTCTTTAAAACTTATTAAAGAAGATCACAATGATACACGCACAGTACATCAAATTAATAAATCCATCTTCGAAACAGATGGATTGTACAATGAGCGAGATATGTTGCGTGCTGCCCTCGACTTTCATCCAACTGTTTGCGAGGCCTTCTTTGCCAAGCGTGTTGTGGTAGTCGAAGGTGATACTGAAGTCGCTATATTACGTTTTGCCGAAGAACTCTGTTTAAAACGCGGCATTCCTATTGATTTAATAAAAGATACAACCATAGTTTCTGCTGGTGGAAAATGGACTATACCTGCAATTGCAAGAATATTAGTTGGATTGAAAATACCTTTCAAAATAATTCATGATCTTGATAGAAAAGGTTTGTCGGAAGAGGAGCTTCTTAAACTAACCGGTTTTAATGAATACTGTGCCAATGAAAAAATTGAATCAATAGCTGGAGCAGATAATGTTCATAAAGTTGATGATACTTTTGAACATGTCCTTTGGAACATTGAGAATGGTGAGAAAATACCATCTGAAGGCGGAAAGCCATACAATGCATGGAAGAGAATAAGATCATTTGTTGATGATGAAGTACAATTACATCCTAAGTGCCTTGGAAAACTTGATGATATTTTAAACTTCATCTATCAACCATAATTAAACTTTGCTATCCCCATGAAATTTATGGGGGTAGTTTTCTAAATAGAACACTCAACTTATCTACAATGAACTGTTTACCCCTTCCAAGAACTCATGATTGGCCTGAGTACTGCCACCCTTCCACACACGCTCTACATGTTCACTGTAAGGGTGAAGATCTGCAATTCGAGCTTCATTGATCACACAACCTGTACTGGACTGTTCATCAAAGTACGCCTTATTGTAATGGCATTGGCTTTGAAACTGTGGACGGTAATAATGAGCACCGTTACGTGTACCTGCATCAAACATCACTACGGCCTGATTATCTACATAGCCAACATAGGCTTTGTCCATCCATATATGGTGTGAGCTACAGCTAGTGGTAAAGGCAAACAGTGCTGCGATTAATAGTTTTTTCATTTTTATTATTCCTACATTAATTGTTCTATGTGCGACAGACGTACAGGTCTGTACCTGCCAGTATTGAAACCGGGCACAATCAGGTTGTTTGTGTATTTGCTCATTTCGTTCAGTACTGCCGGAAAGATTACTTTGTCCCTATTTCCTTGAGTAAATCGCTCATCGAGTATCAAACCCTCAAAGCACCCTTCCATAACAGCAATCAGGTTTGTACGTGCACCGCTGCCAAGATTGCCAAGCCATAGTTTGTATCGCTGGCTAAGTTCATCGAGAAGCCGGTTCTTACGACCGTCTATGAGGTTTGGGAAATCCTCACTGATCATCAAGCGTATGAAGGGATATGTATCGAGTAGCTTGCTGATATTCGTTTCATAGCCAAGTACTGAAGCAATCGAAAATCCAATAGGTAGCACCATTACAAGATCATGACGCTCAATGTACCTGGCCTTCCCTTCAATGAAATGCATAAGACTGATGAACTGATCAGTACTCTCAATCTGTCCCTGATATTGCAGGCCGATGATCTTGCCGTCTTCACTGTGTAGTACTGTCCAAAAAGCATCCATTACTTGATATCCAAAATGAATAATTGATCAACTATTGATCATTTTCGATATCTTTAAAAGTGTAAACAGCATCAAATGATCAACGTAAACCACTGAAAATGATCATTTTTATTTAATTTTATGTGCTACCTCTTGTTAGCATTATGATCACTGTATATCCTTACAGTATTAATGATTTGGTGAGGTACTCACTATGGGCAATAAGAACACATTCAATCCCGCTCAAACTTCAGGCGTTCAGTACTTTTGGACTAATGAACGTGTAACGGTACTTCATCAGACCGGGGCTTACTTACCGCATATTGAACCGGGCGAAGTACTGTTAGTTGAGACAAAACCCGTCGATGGTCAACGCATGTTTTGGTTTGGGCGGGTTACTCAAACTGCATATTGGTTTGTACTGGACGAGCCAGTATCAATCTATGATGTTGATAACTGGTACAGGCACCAGCAAGAGATGATCAATGCACATGACGGTAATCTTGATGAGTTCTGTGATATGCAGGGTGAATTGCCGTTTTGATAGATACGCCCTGAACCACGGAAAGTTTGTGCAGAACAACCCGCTGTTACGGTTCAGGGCACTAAAATTGTCTCAAAACAATAAACACTTTTAAAGTTTTTTAATGAATTGCCGATAATATTTGCATCATTTCTTAGAGGAAATTGCAATGTTGCTACGCTCATCAAGCTCGTTATGTCGATTTATCATTTTTTCTCATCACTTCCACCAGAGACTAAAGAAAAGATATATTCCGTTGTCATTGAAATGTTTGATTCACTATTTCGCCAAATGTTTAAAAATAAAACCGCTGGTAATGCTGGAGAATAAAATCATGGATAAAAATGATCTGGTTTTACTTAAAAAAAGCTTCAACGTTGCGAAGTTAGAAAACGCACATCTAACTCTTACCCGCCTTACAACACCTATTCTTGGGAGTAGCACTAAGGCGGAAAAGTTTTCCGATGATGTTATGGAAGTTGTAAAAAGTGATGAATTTATCACCAAACTAGACAGCAAAATTGGTGATGTATTACCAGGTGAGTCTGAAGATGATTTCGTTAAACGTGCAAAACAAACCTTATTAAATGTATTAAGAAGCAAGTTTAGTTAATTTATACAGCCATATTAGATTGATCTTGATGATTGACATGTATGGCTTATTAACTTTCCCACTTCAGTTCATTATCACGACTCTCATGATCGTACTTTTCTTTTAAAACTTCCAAAGTAATCTTCTCTGGTGAACCATACTCAAGTTCCGCAAACTGTACTTCCTCACCATCGATGAAGTACCGAATTGTTCCATCAGTATTGGTAAGCCCAAAACGGCCTATAGTGAATTTATCGATTTTCATAGTGTTATTCCTCTGAATTTTATGGTATTTATCATGTTTTGGGTTGAGGGATAAGACCATGATTCGCAAGGTATATGACGTCTTTGTTAAAGCATCAATAGCAGTACTTTTAGTACTTTCACTCTGGCTTGTAATTGGAGCAGCATCCAAAAAAGATATAGGTAACTTATCTGATTGGGTAAGCAGCCTCAGTACATTTGGTACATTCATTATTGCGTACGTAGCGTTTAAGAAAGCACCGCACTGGATAAAATCAAAAAACAATGAAATTGTACATAATAAAGCATCCGAATTCTTTTCTGAGTTTATGATTTCCTATTCAAAAAAAATCGCAACTTTCTATTATCTCATTGAACCTTTCTCAGAATTACCAAGAATCTTAAGCATCAAAACCTATTACAATAGTAACATCGCTACTCAATGCCTACAAAATCAATTAGAACTTACAAAAGAGACAAAAGAATTATCGTCATTACTTTATGAGTACATAATTTACTTTAATACATATGGTTGGAAGTTTACGGCAGAAACCGATGATAAAATAAACACCCTGTATCGTCTTTATATAACCGCTGAAGAGCAAACAAAAGAATATGCAAAAATCTATGCCGCAATATCTGAATTCAAACCTATGAATGATATTGAAATTGAGAGGTTCAACAATGGAGTAAATGAGTTAAATAGAATTCATAAAGTAATCTATGAAGACCTATCAAAGTGCAACAAGATAATTCTTGATATTTTCCGTTCTGGGAAAACACCAGAAAGTTATTTTCTCACATTTAACGATAATTAATAATATTAAATTTGTGAAAGTTTTTTACGTGGGCACACGTCAAGTGCCCATTTATTTAAATTCCCATTCTCCCTTTCAAAGCTTCGATAGTAAGTACTTCACTACCTCTGTGCACCATTGCATGGCAGTTTGGACAAAGGGGTATCATGTCAGCGATAGGATCTACCACATAGCCCTCTCCTACGGTATATAGTGGCTTGATGTGATGTACGTGGATGAAGCCTTTACCGTGTTCACCATAGACTTTCTCGAAGTCGAAATTACAGCATTTGCAGGTAGTACCGTGGTGGTCAATACAAGCCTGTCGTGCTCTTGGATCACGTTCGTATGAGTTTACAGTTACCTGCTTTTTAGCACCTTCCGCATAATTCTCTGATGCTGGAATTTCATCCGGGAATGGGTTGGGTAAGAAGTCTGCATACCAGACAGTACCTTCTTTTCTAAGATATCGCTTTTCAAGTTTTCTCTCGAAATCTTTAATTACCGCAACTTCGGGGTTATCCGGGTGCTCTGAAAACACCATTTTAAATGTGTGCAGTTCATATCCTTCATGCACCAGTTGAATGTGTTCAAGTGCCTGAGCATATCCGAGTTGTCTTTTGTTATTTGAGTTGTACTCCCACTTCTCACGAAGGATTACAGCCCTTTCCTGTTCGCTCTCAACATCCCAAGAACCAAAAATAACCATTTTCTTGTCGTGATTAACAAATGACCAACTCCAGGTCCAGTTGCTACAAGTAGCCCCCTCTGACTGGATAAATTGCTTTCTGTTCATACCCATCTCCCTTTCAAGTACTTCTTTGTACATACAAAGGGCATAACTGATCCAGTTTTTTCGGGTGTTCTGACACTGGAATTTTTATGAGGCCGGCGTTCACTTCGACGGATCTATTACACAGCGATACTTGCTTAATAACTTTGTAGCAGTTGATAATTGTTAAGTACTTTTCTGTAAGTTCAACACGAACACACAAGGCGAAGCCGCGTAGTTACTCACGGAGACGTCAGGCCAAATCACTTGCCAAGTAAGTACTAATCATTAGTCGAAAGACAAAACCAAACCCGGCGTTCTTTGGAGTACTTCAGTGCGACAAAAACGAAGGTTTAATCAGTAATTTTGAGTTTTATAGAGACTGCCGAGCAAAGCGAGACAGGCTCTCTAAGACTGGAAATGATTCGATTCCCTGCTTATTTGTCTTCATTATGGTTTTCACTATATTAGTTACGGTTATTCTTGAATACGGTTGAAAGTGAATAATATATGCATAAAATACCCTAAAAGTGATTAATTAACGCATTTTATTGCATTCCTATGCAATAATTATTCTTCAAAAAAATAATAACCGTATTTTTTACTTCTATGTTACGGTTATAGTTACGGTTATTAAGTAATTACAAATCAATAACTTATAATAACCGTTTTTTTCCGTTACGGTTATGAGATTGACTTAAAAAATGCGGTAAAGTCATCGATAGTCGCTCTTGTGTCTATCATTGACTGAATCGCGGCGTATTGGTCATCGGTCATTGGTTTAGGTGGAAGTACTTTCTTAATGGCTGCTTTCGTGCCACACAAGATACCGCCATCATCAGTGAATGCTTCCAGTGCTACCACCACTGCTGTACATGCTCGTTTGTACTTCTCTATAGATGACACGCTGTTGGGAAACTTCTTCGATTTGTCCGAGCGGTAGATCGTTAAGTGATACTCTACCTGTGCCTTCGAAAGCTCGTTAGCGTTACGCACTATGTAGAAAATATCTTCGACGGGTAACTTGTACTTACCGAGTGACGGACAATTATTGATGGTATCGTATAGTACTTTCTTAGCTTCGCTGGATAGGCTGCTGTACTTTGGAATGCTCTTTAGTTCTTCCTTGATTTGAGTGTTGTCATGACAGACTTCCTTTTTAGCCATTGTGATCACCTAATAAATAGTTGAGTATATAGTTCATGTGTATACGTTCCTTAAAATTAATGCCCGGTTATGGTTCCAACATACCGGGATTTTTTGTTTTTATATATTGTATAAAAGTTTATTCTGATATTGGGTATTGATAAATTGTATTGTTCACTCTAATTACCTTTCACTTTCTTATACCAGTCTTCGTACTCAGTTAACTCGTTCGCCTTTAACTTTCTGAAAAAATTCTTATCACAGTTAACTTTAAGCACATTACAAATGCGAGCAATTGATATGTTGCTGCATAAAATATTTTCGTACTGGTCAAACGTTAAGATGATGAAGTTTACTCTTTCTTTTTTCCTGACAGTCTTGTTGAGATTTTTTCGGTTAGTTCTGATCTTCTTCAT